CCGCCACAGACACATTCAAAATAGTGGAATTATCTCCATATGAGAATTTGGCTATGGATGGTTTAATGTGGGGAATGTTTGATTCAAAAATGATGAATCAAGATTTTGGATTTCTTTACATTGAAGCTTTGCCAACAAGGGCAGAACCTGCAGTTGTTGATTTGCTAGGTAACCAGGATTTAGTTCTAAACTTTAACTCTTTAGCTGTTATGGGTTTATCTGATGCAAGAGGTTGGATGTGGAGCGACGGAGATGGGGCGACAGTTTGACGGGGATTGCACTACAGTTTAAGCTAGTTTATCCACTCAGGGGATTATGTCCCTTGAGATGGGTAAATTATTAATTAAATAAAAAAAATATGGTACAATTTGATGCACATACAAAAAAGACAGCGGCTCCGGTAACGGCTCCAATAGGGTCAACTACTGTGGTTGCGGCTCAAACAGACGCTTATATTTATGTCCACGAGCTCATTGGTGATTTATCATCTGCTGGTAATCTCATTGTGAAGGCGGGAACTAGGACACTAGCTTCCTTTACCCTTGATGCCGGTCAGGGTATAACTTTGCAAGACGAACCAGGAATGGATGGCGTGCCTAGATTTGAGTGTAAACCAGGAGAGGCTTTTATTCTTGAAACTACTGGCGGAACTTTTAATGGGGCAATAGATTATAGTTTCAGGTATTAATTAAATTAAATCAATATCATGGAACAAACACTAGAACAGAAAGAGCAACTTAAAAAGTGGTCTGGCGAAAGAGATGCTGTTGTTGCTGAACTCCATATTAATACTGTTGAGAATGAACGTCTAAAATTGGATAACAAGGTTATCAGTAAAGAAGTCAAGGATTTAGAGGCAAAAAAAAAGCAACTTGAATCTGACCTACAAAACAGAAGTCAACTTTTATCTGATGTTGCTAAGAACACCATCGAGAATAGCAAATTAATGGCTATCAAAGATGGTCTTAATAAAGATATTTTAACATTACAAGACCAGGCTGGATTAAAAACTTGGACAGCTAAGCGAGATGAGATTCAGACAGAGATATTGAATTTGCAGGCAGCTAAAGAAAAACTTGAGAAAATTAATAAGGAATTAACTGAATCGTGTTATGATTTAGAGACACGAACCAACCAAGCTGTTGGCAGGCTTTTTGAGTTAACTAAAAAGGAAGAGGAACTACCTGCTTTGATTTCAAGGAAAATAGCTGATTTAGAAATCAGAAAGTCTACGTTACAAACAGAAGTAACTGATTTAGATGATAAGATTAGAATTATGAAAGAACAAAAATTATCTTTAGAGAAGGATATTTCTTTGGCTATTTCTAATTTTGATATATTAAAAAGTGAAGCCATGGTTTTAGATAAAATTGTTGACCATGTAACAGTTGTAAGTTCAGATAATATTAGAAAGATAAACGAATTGGTAACTGGATTAGCTCAAAGCCTTGAAGAGATAATCACAGTTAATAAAAAGAACGTTTTTGAGACGAATGTTGTGATTGAAAAATTACCCAAGATGCTGATGGAGGCTCAAAAACATGGTTTAATTAAAAATAAAATATAGACTATGTCATATGAAGCAAATAAATCAAATGACCCATATAATTTAGGTTGGTTTGCAAATCCAGCAGCTCTTATTGCTGCTTATCCAGTAGGTGCTGACGGATATTTTGCTATCGTGGGCTCTACTGATTCTATTTGGACTTGGGATTCTACTACTAGTTCTTGGGTTGATACTAAAACGCTAGGTCCAATTGGACCAACTGGTCCGACAGGTTATACCGGTTACACTGGTCCTGTAGGTTCGGGTGATACGGGTTATACTGGTTTTACGGGATATACAGGTTATACGGGCTATACAGGTCCTGCAGGTTCGGGTGATACGGGATATACTGGTTTTACAGGTTATACAGGCTATACTGGTTACACAGGATATACAGGTCCTGGTAATTTTACGGGATATACAGGATATACTGGTTACACTGGCCCTGCAGGTGCAGGTGATACAGGTTATACTGGTTTTACAGGATATACCGGTTATACAGGTTACACTGGTCCTGCAGGTGCAGGTGATACAGGTTATACTGGTTTTACAGGATACACCGGTTACACAGGTTACACTGGTCCTGCGGGTGCAGGTGATACAGGTTATACTGGTTATACAGGTTACACCGGCTATACAGGTTACACAGGTCCTGGTAATTTTACAGGATACACCGGTTATACAGGTTACACAGGTCCTGCAGGTGATACGGGTTACACTGGTTATACAGGATATACTGGTCCTGCAGGTGCGGGTGATACGGGTTACACTGGATACACAGGTTACACCGGCTATACAGGTTACACAGGTCCTGGTAATTTTACAGGATATACCGGTTACACAGGTTACACAGGTCCTGCAGGTGA